TTTAATTTTTCCATATCTATTTTTGGTATTTTAATCTTTGGAATAGATATTTTTGGAATGCTAAACTTTGGCATCTTAAACTTTGGCATATTTATCCTTGGGATTTTGATCCTTGGGATTTTGATTTTAGGCATTACAATTTTAGGCATCTTTAATTTGCCCAAAACCACTCTTATATTTTCTTTAACTTTATTCATAACCATCCTATTATAACCTCCTTATTGACATAACAGAACTAACAACATTTGATACTATAATTACTGGAATTATAACTTCTTGAGCCTTTTCTCTTTGGTCATCAGTCATATCCTTTCCCCATTCTGCGGGGTTTAACACCTTGTCAAAATCTATGTTTGTAATTGCTCCCAATGGATCAGCAAGAAATGCTTCTGTTTGCACCTCTGTTACTGCGTCTGCTAATGTAAATGGCATTGATGCTTCTCCAGCATCCCCTGCTCTTTCTGCGAACTCAACAAATGCTGAAGCAAGGGCTGGGTTATCTTTCATCTGTTCTGCAACCTGTGCTACTTCTGCAGGTGCAATGCCAAGATCTCCAGCAATCTCTTGCTTTGCTTCTTGTGTTAATGACTTAAGTGTTTGACTAACTGCTGCTGTCTGCTCTGGAGAAAGTTTAACTAACTTATTATCCTTGCTTGTAAGGTTTGCAATAACTCCAGATAAGTCTTCTGAATTTCCTGTACCTTTTTGTGGTATAAGTGCTGCTAACTCTGCATCCTTAATTACTGGATCAATATTTTCTGCTGGCTTAAAGTCTGGTCTTGGAAGTGGCTTAGGCTCTGGAGAAGGCTCAATAGGAGGCTCTGGTTTAGGCTCTGGCTTGGGTTCAGGACTTGGTGCAGGTGTTGGCTTAGGCTCTTCTGGCTTTGGTGGCTCAGGTTTTGGCTCTTCTGGTTTAGGCTGTTCTGGTTTTGGTCCTGGCTGTGTTGGCTTTGGACCTGGATCTTCTGTTCCAGTAGCGTTAGTTGGATTTGGCTCAGGCTTATCTGTTGGTGGTGGAGAAGGCTTTGGCTTTTCTGGCTCAATAGTTGGCTTTGGTTCTGGAGAAGGCTCTGGCTTTGGCTCAGGGCTTGGGGCAGGTGTAGGCTTAGGCTCTTCTGGCTTTGTTGGCTTTGGCTCAGGCTTTTCTGTTGGTTCTGGTTTAGGTCCAGGCTCTGTAGGCTTTGGGCCTGGCTGTGTTGGTTTTGGACCTGGTTCTTCCGTAGCAGTATTATCAGTTGGTTTTGGCTCTGGCTTATCTGTTGGTGGTGGGGAAGGCTTTGGCTTTTCTGGTTCAACAGTTGGCTTTGGAGAAGGTTCTGGTTTAGGTTGATTTGCGGCTGCTGCTGCAGCCTGTGCAATTGCTCTTTGAATTTCTCTTTGTGACTGCTCATCATAGTAACGCCATGCGTCATCAATTGCACCATTGACATCATTGACTGCATTATTGAAATCATTTATGGCATTGTTTTTTTCAGACAAAGCATCTGCTGTATCATTTACTGCGTTATCATACTCAGATTCTTTATTAGTTAATGTTTGATTTAATGAATTTAATGTTGCAACCTCTTGGTTATAAACATTTAGTTTGTCATTATATTCTGACAAAGCATTGTTATAATCTTGTTGTGCTGCATTTCTTGTAGCAAGTGCTTGATTATAGGCATCTGTTTGTTCTTGGGTTGGTCTAGATCCAGAAGAAAATGTTCCAAGATTACAACTAAAGTTTTGTCCCCATACTCTTGGGTTTCCAGAATAATCACATCCTGCACCAGTCCAGCCTAAACTTCCAGATGAATCATATGGTATTCCCCATCCAAGATGATAAGATCCTGGTCCTCCACCGTTATACCACCAAATTTCTACATTAAATGTTTTATCTGTAGTTACATCATATACTGGAGAGTATTGACTCCATGTTGCTCCTTGCTCAACCCAGTTATTAATAACTAATGCTCCGTCAATATACATCCTAAAACCATCATCTGTATATCCTGCAAATTTTGTTGATGTGAACCATTCTGGAACTGTTATCTGTCCAGTAAATTTAACTATAAAGTTTTCATATCTGTTTCCACAAACTGGAAGTTGCATAGAGTTTGAGTTCCAATTACCAGAACAGATTACCCCGCTGGGTACTGCTACTCCACCAAATGATCTTGCTAGATGATAAACAGTATAAGATAAACCTTGTCCTCCAGCAGACTGCATATTTGACTGTGCTGTTTGTAGATTAATGTTGGCTATGCTGAGAGCATCCTGTGCATCATTCTTTTCTTGAAGAGCATCTTCTTTGTGGTCAAGGGCAAGTTCTACGGTTACAGTCTGGCCATCTACATTTGACTGGGCAAGATCTACTTCTTCTAAGGCTAGTTCTTCTGCCTCTACTGCATCCTCATAGTCTGCAATTGCTTCATCTCTGACATCCCGCAAATTTTTAGCATACATAAACTTGTTCTCTGCTATGTCAATTAGGCTTATTAAACCATCTTTGTAGTCTAATTTATCTACTGCGCTATTGAGGTTTTCAATTTCTTTGGCTGCAACAGTTAATGGGTCGTCAGATTGAGCCTCTGATGGTGCTATAAATAGCCATCCAAATACAAGCAAAATAACTGTAGATATACGCAAGAGTTTATTCAAGTGGTGGACTCTCCTCTTGCCTATTATATCAAATTATTCAATTAGACATGCAAGCAAAAAGAAAGGGAGCCAGTTTCCTGACTCCCAAACTTTAAGTTTTAGTTACTTAACTAGAGTAACCTTTGCCTTTGGATTCTTCTTGTTCCAATTATTTGCTAGTGTGTTGAATGCCTTCTTCAAAGAAGCAAGTGCTGCTGCATTATCTGCAGTCAACTTAGCAACGACTGCATCGTGTGCAACCTTTGCATCTGCAAGTGCCTTATCTGAAGCAACCTTTGCATCTGCAAGTGCCTTTGCTGAAGCAGCCTTCTCTGCTGCAAGTGCAGCATCTGAAGCAGCCTTAGCAGCAACTGCATCTGCAGCAGCCTTTACAACTGCAGCATCTGCTACAGCCTTAGCAGCAACTGCTGCATCCTTTGCAGCCTTTTCAGCAGCAAGTTCTGATACTAGATCACGAACTGCAATCTCTGCAAATGGTGCAAGTGTACGAGCAGTTAGACCAACTACATCTGCAGCAGTTGTTGACACTGGACTTGTTACTGTTGGTGCAAACATGATTAGTGAGCGTGTACCAGTAGTTGGAAGTGTTGCAGTAAACTTTGCAACTCCAAAGTCTGTTAGTGTAGCACCAGTTGTTACTGTTGCTGTGTCAACTGTTGCAGTTGCAGCAAATATAGTTGCAGCAATTGACGCACCAGAAATTTTGTTTCCAAATACATCTGTTGCTGTAACTAGGATGTCTTGCTTAGTTCCTGCTGCACCTGCAGAAGGTGCTGCAACTGTTAGGTTGTTAATCTTTCCAACGGTTCCCTGTACGTAGTATGTAAGAGTTGTTCCGCCGTTGTTGATTACAACGGTACCAATTGCTGTTGTCTTTGTGTAGACAAAGAATGTTGCAGTTGTTCCAGTTCCTGTTGCAATTGTCAAAGATGATGATCCTGACGATGCTCCGACTGGTGCTGCTGATGTGTGTAGTGCAGATACGATTGTTGCATTAGTTGCTACTGCAGAAACTGATGTTCCTGCTGCTACTGTTGCTACAAAGCGTAGTGCATCTGCTGCATCGATTGTGTTATCTTCTGGGACTGGCAATGCAGCAGGTGTTGCGATTACACCGTTAGTAGTATTCGCTGTTCCGTTTAGCGTTACTGCTACTGTCATTACTGTAGCATTTGCAGGTGCTACTGCGACCATGCCCAAAGTCATGGCTGCAACCACGGCTAGTGCGATCTTCTTGAATGAATTCATTCGTTATTTCTCCTTGTTAGTTTTGTCTGATCCAATGACCAGAAAGTTAAATTAAATTAAAACCATCCAAGAAATCCCTAACATCGTCAGGCATTTTCGGATTATCTAATTCTACCATACCCCTGTCTTTCTCTGCAAGTCTTGCAGAAGAAGACCAAGTATGGACATCTATCTCAGTATTATTATTCTTTGGTGTGTGTGATATTGCTCCAAATACCGCTCCAGTTACAGCATCTGCCAAGTCCTTAGATTTCTTGCGGGGGTGATCTACACGATTGCCCTTCATAATTTTAAGTTCTGACATTTCTTCTAATAGGATAGGGATTCTTGGAATAGAAACACGCTCTTCATAAATCATCATGGCCAGATCTTCGTAGTGCTTCTTGGCAACAGATACTGTCTCAGTCCTAATTCCAACGGACTGTAACTCGTTTTGAATATCAAATGATTGCCAACGGTCAAAGGAAACCATTCCAATATTAAAACCTTGTCTGCGTAGGTTCATAATCCATTGTTTAACTTCAGATAGATTAACGGGTCCTTCTGCTCTTGGCTCCCACCATGCTACTGCATCTACTACTACAATTGGTGCTACTTGTTCGTAATCTTTAATTACCTGGATATTTACCCACTTATCTACGTGAGCAATTGCTACCGCACACTTATCGTGCTTTTGTGCAAGGTCAGCATGAATATAATATGTCTTATCTGGATCTGGCACAAAGGTTTCATCAAACCTTCTAAATGAATCTAATGGATTTCTACTGTTCATGCACTTCTCAACCTTATCAATCTGCTTAAAGAAAGCATCAGATGAGTAGGTTGGCATGCAAGCAAAACGCATCATGGCATCACCAAGGTCAGTATAGAATGCTAGTTTAAAGTCTTCTATTTTACGGGTTGGGTTTACTTCCCATGTAGGTCTTTTAAATGCATATACCCTTGGAATTTTGTACTGAAGAATGTTATCTTCGTCCCACGAGATTTGAAATTGATTACCTGGATCTTCATGTGGCAAGTCTTCATTCATAATAAATGTATGTGTTCTTTCAATAGTTTCTTTGTCAGCAATGACAGATTCGTATCGTTGAGAAATAAAGTCACCTTGATAGCGTGGGAATGAAAGCAAAACAACCTTTCCAAGGTCTGGAAAACGAGAGTCTACTGTTCCACGGAATGCTTTGTAAATGTTATCAGCAGTCTTTCCTTGCTCATTTCCAGACACAACCTCACTTGCAAAACCAGAAATCTCATCAAGTACTGCCATAAGCAAGTTTAAACCCTCATGAGATTCTCTTTCTGAGTGTCCAGAGTAAACTGTTATTGCCTTATCAAACTCAATTGAATCAGCCTTTGCATTATACTTTCCAGCAAACCAAGGTGACTTTTCAATCTTTGTTTTAAAACCTTTAAAGAAAACGTTCTTAGCCTGTTGTGCGTTAACAGCAACGTTAATAATATCAATAGCATCTCCTGCAGGCTTACCAAAATAAATTGCTGGGTCCTTTAGGCATAGTAGTTTATATACTACATATGCACAGGCTACTGTTGAAATAAAATCTTTGCCACTACCCTTGCCAAGTTGAAGAATTAGTTCATTTTTGGTGTATTTATTAAAGTGTTTAGTTCCTTCAACATCTCCCATGATATCCATCACGTCTTCTTTGCGATAGATCTGGCTCATTGCCTCTACAATTTCATATTGGATATCAGATAAAAGTGGTTGACCAAGATAATCAGGTGACTGGACAAATGTCTTTACGTCAACTGGAGTTTCAACAAAGTGATTCTCTTTTAATACTTCAAGAAAATCATTGAACATCGTGGACAACAGTAATCACTTCTCCTTCTTTTGCAATAGCAGAAAGTCTCTTCATGATAATATCACGTACTTCTGGATGCTCTGAAGCAATATCTCTTAGGATTCCAACAAGAACCTCTTGTCGTCTTTCAATTTCAATCATTTCTTCTGCAAGTTCTTTGTTCTCAAGAAGCCCAGCCTTTTGCAGCATATCAATTCTTCTTGACTCAATATCTAGAACTAATTTAATTCCAGCAGTCTTTGCTGTAAGGTTTGTTGATAGGCTTGCTTCATCAATAACTTCGTAAGCCTTTGTAATTAACTTTGTATAGTGTGTATCTGCTCCAACCAAAGCCTCTTTAGCACGAGCACGAATAGCATCATTTGCAGATGCCATAACTTTCCACTCATTAATTAAAGATACAACACGGGTTCTTGGAATATCTAATTCTTTAGATATAACTGTTGGATCATTACCCTTAAGGTATTCAGTAACTACTTGATTAACTTCATCAAGATGCTGAATAAGTTCTGCCTCACTTGACATACTTTCCCTCTAATCTATTTATTTCATCTTTAATATAGAAGATGGCTTTTTCTAAATCTTGAATAGTTTTTGCTTCATCTTTAAGCCCTGCTCTCCACAAATACTTGAATGCATTACCAATATTAAAGTTTCTATGTCTAGTAATTTGAATACATTCAACCCCAGAAGGATCTGATGTGTAATGAACAGGATGGTTTACCTGATCAACAGTAATGTGAAGATTGTCACTCACGGAGTTACCTCAACCTTTAATCTTTTAAAACACTTCAAACAGTTTGTATATGTTCTACCAGTAAACGGGCAAGATGATATTGAAGACTCCTTGTGCTTACAGAATAGTCTTTGTGTAAGAGCCTTTGCAACATCTATAAAATGCTTAATAATTCTCATCTTCGTCTTCCTCTAAGTTCCAGTCAAAAGATTCTGGAATGTTTTTAAGTGCAGATATTGCAGTTACAAATCCTACTGCAGTTACTAACGATAATATAAACATAAGATATTTAATCTTTTTCATCTTTTTGATTTCCTTAATCCAAATTTAGCAAGGTATACGTAGATAGTCTCAACACTGGCTCCGCACTCCTTTGCAATTTCCTCTGGAGTCTTTTTATCCATAAGGTACCTCTTACGCATATAGACTTCCGATGTATATAGTTTAGCAGCCATGAGATTATTTGTCAACCTCAGAGTCTAAAACATCATAATTGTAAGCGTTTGAGTCCTCAAGAATCCACTTATCGTAACTTTCAACATCCCACTTATTTGTATTTATAAGTCTTTGTATTACTAGATCTTTCTTTGTTACAAAGGATGGCTCTTTTATTCTTACTCTATTGTTTGGCTGTACCGCAAAATTTCCGTCATCTCTTTGAATAACATGGCCACACTTATGCTGACCTGGATTTTCAGAGTATCCGTCATCTAAAATATTTGTTTCTGGACTATGCCAGTCAAGTGTAAATAGATATGTTCCAGGAACATTTGCTTTGTTTCTGTCAATGTAAGACATTCTCATATTACTTAATGCCTGAAACTTTGTAACTGAAACATGTGGGCTAAAAGAATTCCATAAAACTAGATTGTGAATTGGCTCCTCTGGAACTCCAGGCTTTGTGCAAAATGCATTGATAGGCATTCTCCACCAAATACCACCATCTTCCATCATAAAATGAAACAGTGGGCTTCTTGCTTTAATACTTGAGACTCCAAAAATAACGCATGGAAAATATTGATCGTGACTATCTTCTTGATCTCTTAAAAAATTACCACGCACATAGCATTCAATTGGTGGTATGTTTGCATTTAACTCTGGCATTACTTACTTTCTCCTATCGCCTTATC